GTAAACTATTTAGCTCCTGGTACACAGGTTTCTAAACCTGCATCAAATGTTCCTTATCAGATTTTCCAACAGATAGATAGAGTTGAAAGACAACTTAGAGTTGGTGGAGCATATCCAGTTACTGATGATGCACAATCTCCACTTAGCTTTGCTACAGGTAGAGGTTTAGAAGAACTTGGTGCAAGTATGTCATTAATGATTAGAGAATATCATACCATTATGTCTGATGCTATAGAACAAACAGATGCTAAAAGACTTGAATGGGATAGTGCTATGTATGGTGGTAAATCAAAACAGTTATCAGGATATTCAAATAATAAATTCTTTTCAGAAAAATATGATCCAGAAAAAGATATAGGTTTTAATTACAAGACACGCAGAGTGTATGGTGCTATGGCTGGTTATGATGAACCACAGAAGATAGTTACAGGGTTGCAATTACTTCAAGCAGGTATCATAGACACAGAAACCCTACAAGAAAATATGGATGGGTTAGATAACATAGTTAGAGTCAATGAACGAATAACTAGAGAGAAAGCAGATAAAGTTTTATTTGATACTTTACTTGCACAATCACAAGCAGGAGATCAAAGAGCAACAATGGCTATTGTTGAGATTAGAAAAAATCCTGGTGATGTAGAAAATATTTTAGATAAATTCTTTACTCCTCAAGAACCTCAAATGACAGAGGAAGAAGTATCTTTTGTAGAAGAAGCAGGACCAGGTGGACAATCCTTGCCACCACAAGGACCACCTGGGATTGCACAAATGTTACAAGGAATGGGTGGATAGTGAACATTAATAAAAAATTTGCAGATATTGTACATAACTCTTTATGGGAAGTAGATGAACTTGGTGATGATATATTATTAGAAGAAAATTTAAAAGAACCAACAATATTTACTGACCAACTACCTCCAATGGTGTTTCCATTTGGTTATATGATTATTAGTTCAACATTTGCTTATTATGATGAGGATGAAGATGGCAACGAGGAGTAATTCAAATAAAGGTGTAAGTCCAAATTCAACTAATGGTTCTTCTTATTCAACAGGTAGAAATCCTGGTGGTATGGTTAAAGGTTTAGCTAAAGGTGTTACTTATGGAGAGGGAGAAAAATTAAAACAACAAGCTAACCTTTTTGGTATGCCAAATGCTCCTTCACCAAATGTTCAAAATACTAAAAGACCTTCACCTAACATAGATGTTTTTTCTGAAACAGAGTTTGTAAATGAACCTGTTACATCAGGATTACCTTTTGGTCCTGGTTCTAATGGTCCAGAGAATAGCCAAACTGCAGGTGTAAAAATGGTTAAAGAATTTATATACGATAGTTGGTTAGCAACTGGAGATGATAGTTTACTTGAGTATTTGTAATGGCAACATCAAAATACGATATTCCTGTTTTTGATAGAGCATCTAGTTCAGTTACAGAAGAACAAGCACAATTATTAAGTCAGATTAATCAATCTACTGCTAATGTTCCTGCTCCAGTTATGGTTGAAGCAACAAAAAAAAATGTTAATTCAGATTTTTTAAATCAATTTACAGATTTTTTTAGTAAAGCAGTTGGTGCTCCATATAAAAGATTAAAAGAATCTTTAATATATAATCCATTAAACATTAATCCAGATACAGCTAATTTGGGAGAACTTGCAATTAAAGGAACTTTTTTTGGTGTCAGACAATTATGGGAACAAACTTTTCCAAAAATGGGTAGGAATCTTTCTGCTATGCAATCAGATGATATAAAAGATGCTTTAGACAAAGCAAATGTTTCTCCTTATCAAGTATGGAAAAATTTAAAAGAAAGAGGAGAAGTTATTGATTTAGGTTCAGCATTATTTGGAGATACAAATCCTGAAAAAACAGAAAAGTATAAAGAATTAATAGATAAAGGAGTTGATCCTCTAAAAGCAAGAGATATTGTTTTATCTGAAATGGGTGTGAATATTTGGTCAGTTATTGAAGAAGAAACAAGAAAAGTTAAATTACCAGAAGATACTGCTAAAGCATTAGAAGCTAGAGGTGAAAGTGGGCATTCAACATTTGGTCGTGCTGTGTGGCAACCATTTCATTTTATTGCAGGTCCAGAAGATAAAGCATACGATTACTACACAGGAACAATAGATTTAATTGCTAATTTATTTGATCCAACATTTGTATTAGGTAAAGCAGTTAAAGGTGTAAAGTCTGCTAGAGGTATGTTAGCTTTAAGTCCAGAAGCTGCAAAAAGTTTAGGATTAAGTCAAGGTATAGTTAGAAAAGTATTTAGTACAAAAACAGCTGACCAAGTAATAAAATCTAAAATGGGTGATAAGGTAGCAGATTTTCTTTATACAAATAGAAATAATCCAGCAGATATTCTTAAATATTCAAACTTTAAATTTGTAAACAAATACAAAATTGCAGATGAGCAGTTAGCAGATGATTTTGCACAGTTTACAACAAGATTATCAGATTTAGGAGAAATGGATATAAAAGCAGGTCGCCAAGCTGTTAAAGATTTATTGTTAGAAAATATTGATTACAAAGGTGTAACTAGACAACCAAACTTAAGAGTTTTAGCTACTGCAACAGAAGGGTTAGTTCCTAAAATACAAAAAAATACTGGGTGGAGAAATAACTTAAGAAAGTATTTTGGAGCACAATATAAAACAAATGTTACAGGTAGGAATCCAGATGCTCTTATGGTTCATTACACAAAGTTTTTACAAACATTAGATCCACAAGAAAAATTAATTAATCATAACGAACGATTAAGAACTATGATGAAAAATCTTGATGAACTACAAACTAAAGATCCATTAACTAGGTCAGCTATTATTGTCAATTCAATCGTAGAAGATATGAATGATTATAAAAAGATTTATACAGGAGCATTAGAAAATGTAGGAAAAGATACAGCAATAGTAGATGATTTATTTAATGTTCTTGGAACATATCAAAAAAATGTAATTAATGAAGTAGTTAAAAATAAAACTATTTACAACCAATTAGGAAAAAATATTGATGAACCACAAATTTTAAAATTAGCAGATGAATTAGGAGAAGATGCAGATGAATTAATGAAGTTAGCTGCTAACGAACAATTAAACTTACAACCAATTCTTGAAACTACTTTAACACAAGAAGCTATTTTACCTGATGTTTCTCAAGTTATAAAACTTGCTAATAAGTTAGATAGAGGTATGAAAGGTCAATATAAAAATTTAGTTGATATTGTTGGAAAAGGTGGTTCTAAACTAGGTTTAGATTTTTATATGGGTACATTATTTAAACCCTTAGTTCTTTTACGACCAGCTTGGACATTAAGAGTAGTTGGTGAAGAACAGTTAAGAATTTTAGCAGATGGTGTTATTGGTGTTTCTGAAAGACCAATGCAATTAATTTCAAGAATTATAGGTTCTCCAAGTAAAAGAGCATATAAAACTGAAAGAGGTTGGGGTGGTGGTGCTACTTTTGAAAAAGGTATAGGAGAATCAGAGTCAGTAGCATTTGGTGCAGTTTCAGGATTTGATTCAACTGTTAAATGGGAAAATATAGAAAAAGTTGAAGATTTAACTAAATGGAAAAAAGGTCAAGTAAATGTTGTAACAAAACTTATGCAATCTAAAATTGCTAAAAGAATTGCAGAAATACGATTGCTAGATCCTGCTGACCAAGCTAAAGCATACAACCAACTTACTACTGATTTATTAACAAGAGGAACTCCAGAATTTGAAGCATTACAAGCTGTTGCAGTAAAGGGAAATAATTTGTTTGCTAAATATTTTGAAGTTGCAAAAAAAGGTAACAATAGAGAAGTAATGGGAGAATTTGTAGATATGTTAGAACAACATATTAAAAATTCTGTTACAAAAACAGGTCAAGAAGATGTTGCTAATGGAATATGGGAATTAATAGCAACAGGTAAGTTTACAAAAGCTGACAATACAGTTCTTGATTTAAACAAACTTGTAGATGAAATTGTAGATCCTTTTACAGGTGATAAATTATCAAAAAAGAAAATGCAAGAATTACAAGAAGCGTGGGACACAGATTTGCAAGTAGGAATAGAAGAATATGCAAAAGAGTTTGGAGAACTTTTACCTGATAATGTAAAATATAAAGCACTTCCTTCTCCAGCAAAACAATCAACTTGGGATAGTTGGGTTCAATGGGGTATGGAAATATTAATGACTAATAGAACAAATAATCTTTCAAGAATACCTGTATTTAAAGCACAGTATTGGAAGAAATCAAGAGAGTTAATTGCTATAAGCACAGAAGAAGTAAAGCAAAAAATTATTGCTGGTGCAAGAAAAGCTAACTTAGCAGAGAGTGAAATAAAAAAAATGGAAAAAATTAACTCTGTTGCTGATGGTATTAATGATGCAAACTTAATAGAGTTATTTGCAAAAGGATCTGGTGTAGATAAAGTAAAAGGATTGCTTTATGACATTACAGAAAAAAGAAGATTTTGGGAAGCAACAAGATGGATATTTCCTTTCGGTAATGCTTACCAAGAAGTTATAACAACTTGGGTAGGTTTAATGAGAGCCAACCCTTCTATAGTTCCTAGAACACAAACAATTTGGTCTGGTTCAACACAACCAACAGATACATTTGAAGATACAGGTAGTGGTTTCTTTTTTGAAAATCCTACTAATGGACAAGCAGTATTTAATTATCCTGGCACAGGTTTAGTACAAAACTATATGTTTGGAGATGATGATACTACTAAAATAAATATGCCTGTGTATGCTTCAAGCATTAATATAGCAGCAAGTATAATGCCAGGGTTTGGTCCTGTAATTTCAATTCCTGCTGCTTTTGTTTTAAAAAACCAACCTGGTGAAAGTTGGTGGAATAACTTAATATTTGGTAATTTTCCAGCACCTGATGTTACTGATCCAAAATCAATAGCTAAGTCAATAGGTATGCCATCTTGGTTAGATAAAGTAGCAACATTAATTTGGAATAAAGAAGAAAATACAACAGGAATTTATGGAAATACAGTTATGGACACATACAAAGCATTACTTTATTCTGGTCAGATTAACGATTCTACTGAAGCAGGTATGAAAGCAGGTATGGAGTTAGCTTTAGACAAATCAAAAACTTTATATGCTTTAAGAATAGCATCACAGTTTATAGGTCCTTCTGGTGTTGCAAGTCCAATATATGAATTAAAGCCAGAAAATATGGATTACTTTATGTTTGAAACATTAGCTGATGAATATAGAACAATTAAAGAATCTGTTAATTATGATGATGCTGTAGCAACAGCAAAATTTATTGAAAAATATGGACTTAACCCATTACCATTAACTGTTTCTAAATCTATTTCAATAGAAAAATCTCCTGTAACTGTAGAAGGATTTGATTGGTATAAAGAAAATCAAGATTTATACGAGTTATATCCTTTAGTTGCGTGGTATTTAGAACCACCACCAGTATATGCAGAGTTTTCATTCCCAGCTTATAGAGCAGGACTTCAATCAAACGCTAGAGTTTACAGAACTCCTGAACAATGGGCTATTGCAAAGAATAAATTACTTGGTGCTATTGCTCTTAGGCAGTATGAACAAACTATAGGAATTACAGGTAACAATACTGATGCAGCAAGAAATCTTAGAAATGCTAAAAAGAAAGAATTAGAGCAAACATATTGGGGATATGGACAACCTTCTATTGTTGGACAACCAGCAAAACCATCAATAGAAATGCAAGTAAACCAATTAATTAAAATGGCACAAGATTCAAATTTACAAGATAATGAAGTAATGATTGCTACAAATAAATATTTAGCTAAAAGACAGTTAATTATTGATGAGTTTGTAGCAGCAGGTAT